ACTACAGACCATTTTGAGGTCTTAGTGTCGAAGTCGTATTCTGGTCCTTCTAAACCACGATTATCACGGTCGAACCAGTTGAGCTGATGCTCAGAGCTGTCTGACACGAACCAAGCGGTATCGCTACCACCTGCAGCAGCACCCAAGAAATCCCAAACAACAATCTTCAGTGCACCCTTGTAAGGGTTAATGTCGTTGTTGCCTGTTCCTGTACGTTGCTGTGACTCTAGTAATATCCTTGCTTCTTTTTCAAGAGCAGGTGGAACTGTCAGAGTATCAGGGGTAATCATTTGTAGTTCACCCTTGTTATCTTTGGTCGCTCGCATTGTTACTAAAGCGGTTTCTAGTGCATCTTCATCAAGGTCGGCAGTCGTATAGTTGCTCGCAGTTCCACCGCTACGAAGAGGGTGGTCTGTTGCAAACAAAGCTTTGCCATCTCCACCGTTGAACAAAGCTGAACCACCACCACCATAGGTGAACCCATGATTTAGAATGTCAGCACCGAATTGTTCACGGGTACGCATTTTAGCTTTTGCTAAGCGCCCTGGAGCTTTCTTAATGATATTGTATTGGTCATCCTCATACATTTCGTATGTGACCGCCTCACCCTTAGCAAATGTAAGGTGTGAGTAAACTACTGGGTAGCCGTTGGTTGGAGCTTCGTAAACGATGCTGTCACCTTCAGGCTTTTGGGCTAATTTCCCAAGACCCGATACCGAAGTATCTTTCTCGTAAGCTTTGTCGCTAGAAGATATATTGAATACCTCTGACAACTTACTAGGAAACTGCTTCTCGGTGTCACTATAAATAGTGCGAAAAGTAGGGTCTAGGAGCATAGGCCAATTTGGTCTAGTATTTAAAGCCATATTCTATATCTCCTATGCGTTTACTTTATATTTATGCTCATTGATAATGAATACACCGTAAGTGTCATCATTATTGTAGCTAAACTCTACACACTCGACTTGCCCAGTTGTGCCAGTAGTGCTGGTGTCAACTTTCTGTACTCCAGTTGTGCCAGTCAGGTCAAAAGCCGTTCCAACATGTGAAGCTGCGAATGTAGTAGTGTCATTGTCGTTTTCAATTGCAAATTTTGCATTAGGTTCTACGACAACAAGAACCGTTACTGTGCCAGCTGAGTCGCCAGTTGCTGTTAATGTCATGGAATGGTCGGAAACATCGTTAGACTTTCCGCCCTGAACTTGACCTAAAAGAGTCTTACCAGTGATAGAAGCGTTAGTGACACGGCCAGAACTGAGGTAAACAAAGTCACCGTCCGTTACTGTAACGCCATTAGCGACAGGATACTCTTTGGTAACAGCAGTGGCACCGCTAACAGCAGAACCAATATATGTGTTCATATAATTACCTTTATGAGTTGAATTGATATTTACTTGAGGTTTTCAAGCAGTTGCTTCTCAGTTAATCCATACTTTTTGCCGTAGGCTATTTGTTCTGCACTGAGTTGTTGCTCATTCTTTGAACTAGCTTTCTTGGCTGAAGCGGTTTTAGACTTAGAAGCAGTCTTTTTAGCAGCTTCCGCAATCTTTGCCTTCTTGTCATCTTCCTTTTTCTCCTCGCGACCCATCATCCTCCAAGCCATCGGTAGAGCCTCACTCATTTTTGGTATCTTGCCCTTTCTACGAGAGCGTTCACCAATAATTTCGAGATTTTCTAGCAATTCAGCCTGTAAGTCTTCATCAGAGTCAAGCTCTGGGTAGTTTCCTGCAAAGTCTTCATAATCCTTTGCCATCTGCTCTTCCATATCTTGACGAGCCTTGAGTAAAGCAGGGTCAACAGTCGGATTCGGTTGACCTTCTAGGGTCTCATCCGATATTAACTTCGCGAGTTCAGGGTTCTTAGCGACAACACCATTGATTTTATCAAGCTTGTCTTGAACTTCCTTCTTTTCAGTGGAGAGTCTTTTACCTTCTCTACTAGACTTGCGATAAGCTTCTTCAAGATTTGGGGCGTACTCTTCTAAAGTATCACCCTTGATTTGTGAAAATGCTTTTTTGAACTCGGAATCTTCCTCTTCCTCTTCATCAGAATCGTCTTCGGTTTTATCCTCATCATCATCGTCATCAGAGTCGTCTTCAGAATCATCGTCATCATTCGACTCGGCATCATCTTCAGCGTTATCTTGGGTTTCGTCATCTAAAGTTTCGTCTTCCGAAGTATCATCCTCGGTTTCTACTGCCTTATTTGTCTTGTCCAAGCTCTCCTCAGTTGATATATCCTTGTCCGCCATATTGAGTCCTTTCTGGTCAGAATCAGATTTTTAATCTGTTGTTCTGATTTATCGTAATAAATGTGTCACTACTCACCGGCAAGTAAGTAGTCACTTATTATTGCGATTTTTGGCGCTCGTTGTTGGTCTTTTTAAGGTTGTCGCTGAGCATTTGTGTCATCTCCATTAGCTCGTTAGCCCTACCACGCATTTCTCTCGTATGATAGTGATCGGCGGAACTTTTTAAGACAAGCTGTGCGATTTGCAGTTGGCGTAGTCCGAAAGCTTTTTCTATCACACCGCGAATATCACTCTCCCAAAAGTCTGCTAAGATTACCTGTTCTTTCTTGCTTAACTGCTTTCGTATATTACGTGTTATCTCTTCGTTCATTAGGCTCTCCTACCTGTAACTATATACATAAGTAATCCCAAATAGCAAGTATCTATTGGAAGTTAGGCTGAATATCAACGTCAGCCCCTCCGCCAGGAGCAGGTGCGCCACCACCAGCCATCATTGCACCAGCGGCAGCAGCGGCTTGTCCACCAGCATCTCCACCTTCTTCTCCAGCATCAGCCATAGCCTCATCCGCGCTACCGACGTTAGGATTGTTATCATGCTCACCCAGGGTGTGGTGCTCGAAGATTTCTTCAAGAGCTGGATTCTCCTTAATTAGTTCATCGTATTGCTGGCTATTCATAAACTCTAGGTGAGTTGCAGTGTGCTCTTCAGTAGCGCCTTCGGTGGCATCCAAAGGTTGGCCCTTGCCCATAACCATATTTTCGTGCATCGCTAGACGTTGCCAGTCCTCAGTAGTCCAGCCTTTATCTTTCATCCAAAAATCAGGGTCTTCATCATTAACCTGTAGATAGCGCTTAACTGCCTTAGTTGGGTCAAGCACCGCCTGGAGTTGTGGATTGAGGGCAAGAAGGTTGAACATCTCGGTAATCTTAGCTTGCTGTAGTGGCTTACTCAATACAGTATGTGTATTGGCAGCCATCAGTACATCCCATTGACCGTCCATAAACCTTGCATGACTTTTATCAAGCTTAAAGCTGGAGGTGCCGTCAGTATCATTAACCTTGAGTTTCTGCTTACCAGTGCCAGCGTCTTTAATAATCTCAAATTTCTTGCCTTCAACTCTAATAGTTTTATAAGTTTTTTCAGTGCGCTCTTCGCTACCTCTGGTGATTTTTTCAATCTTAGGTGCAGGATAAAAGAACTGGATATTACTCCACTTTAATCGCCCCAACCGAACAACAGAATTCATCTCACCCAGAGAGTTAACTAGGTTTATCCTGCGTTGTGAAGCTTCTTTTAGAATCGCAGCCTCAGTAGCCGTTCCGCCCATGTTTTTGCCCTGGAGCCTATCATCAATACCATGCGCTCTGCGTATATCATCTAATAGCATCTCCTCAGTTCGGTAGTAGCTCATCGGAGTATCGCCATATTCTAGGGGCTCGATGACATCTCTTATGTTCAGACCGTTAGTATTTACGGATATAAAGCCGTTAGGTCGGCTACGGGTCTCTTCCTCGTCTAGGTCTACCAAATCATTCACCAGGAACATCTTGTTTATGTTAAGATTATTCCTATCAATATTAAGATTTCTTAGACTCTTGCGCTCTTCAGTTAGCGAATAAATAACTTTTGGTATACCAATTCCGTAAATCTGCCCAGGCACATTGTAGTGAGTATCAATTACAAGCGGTAGCTCCTTGTGCTTAGATGGGAGTGGGGACATCCGAATAAGTACATTGTTGGCTAATACATAGTAGGCATCAATCGCTCGGTTGTAATAGTGCAAGACTTCAACTTCGTCGTCATCCATATCTTTCGGGCGCTCAAAAAACTTAGACTGGTCGTGAACCAGGCTAGATTTAGGAACAAGGTCTATATTCATGTAATCAGGCATTAAGCTATATTTTCGGACAAATTCAGCGTGGTCTATGATTTCCTGGTGCACCATATCTCTAAGGTCGTTTTGGTCAGCGGAGCCAGGGTCAAAATAAATAAACTCATTATCTACCCACTCGGTATAGGTATCATCAAAATCAGTTATTGTCTTTTCCTCATATTTAAGAGAGCCGTCCTCTTCAACGTCTACAAGGTCTTTAATCTTTCTCTTGTCTTGGCGGTAGTATTCCAACCTAAAAGCAGTGCCACGGATTGCAGCAGTTTGTTTGGATAGATAGTCCTGGTAATCGTAACCAGTAATATCCATTGAATAATTAAGAATTGAGTTACCAAACATCTCCAGGGCTAAGTCA